ATAACTATGACTGCTATCATCATCTGATGCATTAAAACTAAAATCAGTATTATTAGTTGCTGGATGAATATTTATAAACTTAAATAAATAAATAGGATATGTTGAGTCTAATACAACATCACTACTACCATCTACAAAAGATAACGTAGAACTAGAACTAGCAGTCAAAGTTTTAATATGTGTTAATGATTTAGCTGCCCCAGGTATAGCTGAAATATTTGCAATGCTTCTGTTGTTATAGGTTACAATTGACATTACACAACTCCATACATTTTAATTGTTCCAGAATCTATAGTTCCAGAAATCATTTTAAAACGTACTGAAGTTATAGCACTAGTGGTATTTGCATAACCTGCCGTAAAACAACATCTGGAATACGGATTGCCACCTACATCTAATACTCCTTGAGTTGTAGCAATATAATGTTTTACGAATGTTGTATTAGATGGATTAAATAAATGCATTTCTCCTGAAACACTAGAATCATTAGCATTATCTATACCACCTTGAAAAAGTCTTTGATCTGACGTAGATTGTGCTAAATCAGAACCACTTGCATATTCTAAATATGCTTCGCTACCAGCTTCATCATGATAAACATGAAAAAATGTTGATGTTTTAGTTGCTGCAGAATATGATCCACTACTTCCTGTTCTTAAATTCATTGCAAAATGGCTTTCGTTACTTGGATGAATATCAGTATATTTAAAAATATATTCTTTGTAGGTAGAATCTAATACAACATCAGAACTGCCATCATTAAAATCTAATTCATTATCACCACTAGCAGTCAGTGTTTTAATTAACACTAAGCTACTACCAGAGACCCCTGAAGGGAGACTGGTAATGGATGCCATGGATCTGTCATTGCACACATTGATTGACATTTTAATTTACTTTAAATCCTGCAAAAAATGTAAAGCCAACACTTGAATTACTTTCAACATTTACTGCACTTCCTTTACTTTGTGCATAATAAACTTCAAAAGTATCACCAGCAGATGCAGAAACTAAACTAGATACATGATATGTATTATCAGATGTATTATTTTTATATGTGGTAAAGTTCATTACATTAGTTGAACTTCCATTTTTTCTTATACTTAAATAATTATAATCTTGTGAACTTCCTACATAAATTCCAGCAGATAAAAAATATGTTCCACCTTCTCCTGAGGGAACAGTAAAAGTACTTGATGCAAAAGCACTATCACTATCTACTATTTCATTATTAAATGTAATTTTAGTTGTAGTATTGTGTGAAATAGATTGATTGCTATCTGATTTAGATGCTAAAAAAGCAGGAGTATTACTAGATTTAACTAAACTAACATCTATTCTTTTAATAGTTCCTCCGTCTGATATTAACAATTCATCAGTATCATCAGGTGCACTAGTTAAAGCTGTTTGCCCTGAAATAATATCATTATTTAATTTAGCAGCTGTTACAGTGTCGTCTGATGGCTGACCCAGATCTAATACATTACCTAATATTTGAACGAAGTCAATGACATCTCCTGTTGCTAAATTACTAGCAAAAGTCATTGTAGAACCTGAGATAGTAAAAGAACTACCTGGTTTTTGTAAAATACCATTTAAGCTAACAAGCATATGATTAGCTGACTCTGGTGCGACATTAGCACCCCCTACTTGTAGGGTGTACGCTGCCTGTCCGTTTACGACTGATATCGCATCACAGACTTGAAAGTTTCCCACAGTGGGTGTTTTACCTATATAGGGCATGTTCCTCCTTAATTAATTCCGTATAAAGTTATTGTTCCTGAATCTATATTTCCACTAGCCATTTTAAACTGTATTTCATCAATAGCAGATGTTGTATTAAAATATCCTGCTGTAAAAACATCTATACTATAATTACTTGATTGATATGTATTAGTTCTTGTTATAAAATGTTTTTGAAAAGTTGTACTACTTGGGTTAAACAAATGCAAAAATCCAGAACAACATTGATCAGTGTCACTACCAACACTATCTGATATTTGTTGAAATGATGTTGCTTGTGCTAAATCTCCACCCGTATCATAACTTAATGCATATGCACCATCACCTTCTTCATTATATGCTCTAAAAAAAGTAGATGTAATAGTTTCATTATATCCGCTTCCACCAGAAGCATTACCTTGAAAAGTAAGTTTTTGACCATCAGTCTGTGGATGTATGTTATTAAAAAGAAAAATATATTCTTTATAAGTATTATCTAAAACAACATCGCTAGACCCGTCAACAAATGATAGTGTAGAACTAGAACTAGCAGTAAGTTTTTTTATAATAGTCATGGCTCCACCAGCAGATCCTGTTTCAAATCCATTTGCACTACTATTAAATTTTATAGCTTCTCCAGCAACTGGT